TCGATCATTATCATCAAATCCACTAAGCGGTCGGTTGTCCAGTCCAGCAGATGGTAAATCAAGCCCCGCATTGGCCGTAGCCTCCAGCTCTTCATCTACGTTAAAGTCATCGCCCAGCACATCGCCTTCAGATAACTCACGCAGTAAAGTCTCCTGCGTGATGGTGCCAGCAGTGTAAAGCTGCAGTAAAGATTGGATTTCCTGCGGTTCAAGGCGTGTACCAAGAAAATCACGGTTGACGTAGCTACTGCCTGGTGCAGTGCTGTTGCCGATGTACTGCGCGTGAAACTGCAAGCAGTTGTCGATCATGTCTTGCACATTTTGCGCAATGACCATCATGGTGCTATCACCTTGACTGCGATCAATGCGTTTTGCTTCTGCGGTTTCAGCCGATAGCTTCTGGCCCAGTACTGCTGATAGGCCAAGTTCATTGATCTGCGCTGCAAGCTGTTCTAGCCGCTTGAATTGATAATCAAAGCTGCGGCCAGCTGGTTCGATGTATTCTGCGCGCCCTTCAGCAGGAAATGCAATTGCTTCGCCCGGTCCAGCGCTTACTTCTTCTGCAGCAGATGGAAAGCCATAAAACGCCAGCATCGGCACAGCGCTGATGTGGAGCTGATTGTCTAGGTCAGATTGGATTTGATATGCCTTAAGGTTTAGCTCTGCGATATCCTCAAGCGGTGGCCGTGACTCCATGAATGCACTGCGCTGCGCATAAGCAACACTGAATGGAATCTCACTAAGGCTTGTGCGGCCTTCGTCGATGATCGTAAACTCGCCATTGTCTTGCTTTTGATGCAGTTGAAATTCACCTGGCGTTAGCACACGGATTTGCTCCACTGCCTTTTCACCAAATTCACCATCTGGTACGTTAACCATTTCGGCAAGCCGCAGTTGCGTCAATACCTGACGGCCTTCTTGCTGCTCAGCACGCCAACCAAGGATTTGCCGTGGTGTGTAGCTCACCCAATAGGGTCTACCGCCATTAGCAGGTGCATCCACCAGTACACCAACGTGGCCATAACGGACCATCTTGCGGGTTGTTTCATAGGTCCAAACATTAAGGTCATTGCCTTGCAGGTCAACATCAAACAACTGCTCACGGATGATGTCAGCAGTATCGTCAAGCCGTACTGGCTTGCGCGTTAACATGCCAGCCAGCATCCGCTCTAGACGTTGATAGAACGGCGGACATACGCTACGTGCTAGACGGTTGTCGTAGGACTCATCTAGCTCACGTGGTTCTTGCGGTAGGTAACGCCGATGCTTGCGGCGCATACCGTACGTGCCTTGCAGTAGATCTTCAATCAAGATCCAATGTGCTTCCTGCGCATACCATGCAGTATTGGCATCCTGCACGCGAGTAACGCGGCGCTGCGCAATAGGCCGGTCGTAGTTATTAAAGCCGGTGTACATTACAGCGCCGCGGTCATGACGGTAGTTTACGCAGCTGCGGTCAGCGTGATGCTATTACGACCAAGCTTGATTTCAAACTCAGTGCCGGGTTCAAAACCCATCTCACGGACGTAACCATCGCCAACGGATAGCTTGCCGTTGAATTGCACCTTGGTCTTGTAGGTCAATTTACGACCTTTGGTGCCTTTGCTGCCGAGTTCAACGCCTTTGGCTTCCAGCAGCGCATCATAAAAGGCAGTGAAATTAAGACGTTCGCTGCCGTCCTTATTGGTTGATGTGTAACCGCAATCACGCACTAGCTCGGATTTGGTAACAGTGCCGGTCAGTTCCTTGACCTTAGCAAGTAGTTCAGGACCCTTAAGCATGAGTAGGGTAAATGGTTTGCGCAATCAATATAGCCTAATACCTGTGCTGCGCCCAGCACCTGCGTGCAATGGGTTGAATTCACGCCATACCAAGTAGCCCAGTGCATCATTCATGTGGTCATGGCCAGCATCCTTATCCGGGTCGCCCTTGTCGGTGTAGCACTGCAGCTCTAAGCATTCAATCAGCCGCTTGCAGCACTGGTGGATGGTGAGCCTGACTTGGGCCTTGCCGTTTTCCAGCAAAGCCTGAACAGCAGCCACGCGATCACGAACGGGAGGATTTGCCCGCGGTGATTGATTTGACATGTTATAGGACTCTAGGATCTGGATATCGGTCTGGCTTGCGTTGGTGCTGCGATTGCCGCCTGATGCGTCTGGATAGATGTAGATACGCCGTTGGGGGTAACGCGCTTGGATCTCTTGCGCCAATGCATCAGTGTCATGTGCGCCGCTGATCTCATCTATCACTAGCAGACTGCTGCCGGTGCGAACGCCGATGATGGCGGACATGTTACCAACGTTAAAATCAACGCCAATACGTAATGGTTCACGGTCTAGGTCTGGTAGGTCAGCCACCACGTGCTTACTGCGATCAAAGCGGTCGTAAATAGTGCCGGTGGTTAAATTAACAAACTCGCCATCAAGATAAGCCCGCAGTAATTGCGGATCATAGTTTGCCTCAAGCCGTTCGATGAAATCTGGCGGTAGGTGCGGGTTGTCTGCTGACCGCATCTTGATCAGCTTGCGGTCGGCACGACCTTGCGCTTCCTCACTGCCGAATGTATTCCACATCCAGCGGAAGCCCTCTGGTGTTGATGCAGCACCAAATTGACGGACATTACCGGAGCGCAGGCGACCAAGGATCTTGGGAAATGCCTTGTTTGCAATGCTTGGCGTTACGGTGTCGATTTCATCTGCCAATACCCATGCAAGGTTCAAGCCGATAATGCGTGACCAGTTTTCAAAGCTGCGGCACAGGATCTTGGTGTCACCACCTGGCAGGTGCAGCATGTACTCCGGAAGCGGTGATGCCCTAAAGGTGTATGGGATTTCGTATGCCTCCAAGAACTGCTCAAAGTCGTTCTGCCAGATGTCACGTATCAACGGGCCGGTTGGCTCCATCACAGCACCGATGAAACCTTGATTGGCCGCGGCAAGCATCACTGCCTTAGCGCATAGTGCACGAGTCTTGCCGGCGCCATAACCAGCTGAGATGCCAATAATTTGCGTTGCGGTGTCGTCTACAAAATCAAGCTGCCCAGGGTGCAGGTCATTGCGGATGCGCTGCAAGAGATCGCCTGTGTCTTCTTGCGTTGCGACATCCATAAAACCAAGCAGCTTGCCAGGTTCACAGATGCCAGCAATTAAGCTCACGAGATCTCAAACCGCAACAACTTGGCTTGATCTTCTAAAGCTTTGATTGCAATGCTGAGATTACCCTTTGCGCGTGCTTCACGTTCGTAATCTTGCAGCCTTGCTAGTGCCGCTTGTAACCATTGTGGACGTTCAAGTTCCGAATCAAGCGCAATCAGTTTGCGTGCTTCAGCCATGTAATCACGGACTTGACGCTCACTGACGCCCCAGAGTTCGGAACCGTGTTGAACAATTTGATGATGGCTATGAGCACGCAGGATGAGGTCATAAACCACGTTGACGCGGTTCTGAATCTCATCCTTGGTGCTCTTCTTTGCCACCTAGTTACCTTTGATTTGCACTGGCATTACTAGATAGGTTACACCATCCACGCCGGCAGGTGTTAATACCACGGGTGTGGTTGCCGAATTAGCGAAGATGGTGACGGCTTCTGCTGGCTTGAAAGCCTTGATGCCATCTAGCAGGTAGTGGACGTTGAACGCCCATGTGCCAGTGGCAGTGCCTTCCACCTTGAGCAGCTCCTTGCCGTTGTTGGCATCGGCTTCGGCGGTGATGGCGATGGTGCCACCTACTGCCTCGAGCTTGACGATGGAGTTGTGCGCATCGGCGATGATGGCGACGCGCTCCAGAGCGCGGGTCAAGCGGCGACGGTCGGCGGTGATGGTGCTTTTAAACTCGGCCGGCACCAGCTTGGTTACGTCTGGGTAGGTGCCATCAATGATGCGGCTGTAGATGGTGATGCCATCACCTGCGTCGATGACGGCTTGACCATGTGCAACGGCGATTGCTGCAACGCGATCCTGCAGCAGACGCATGGTGCTGGCTGGTAGTACCACGTCTAGGTCAGCGGGCAGGTCTAGTGCGTAACGCATGAGGCGATGACCGTCTGTGGCCTCCATGTGACCACTGCCTAGGTGGATGCCTTGCAGCATCTGCTTGCTGGCGTCGGTGCTGGCGGCTGCCATGCAGGCGCGGATACCGGCGGATAGGTGCAGCTCACTGCTGGTGGCGTCTACAACCGGCATTGCGGGGTAATCCGCAGCATCAGCCGCAGCAAGCCCATACGAGCCCGCGGAGGCGGTCAAAGCGCCATCTGCGAGGGTTATGGCCTCATCACCCTCAAAGCGGCTTACAAGCCCTGCTAGCAGCCTGTACGGCAATGCGACGGCGCCATCGGTCTCTACTGCAGCGGGCAGACCGCTGACGGTGATACCAAGGTCCAGGTTGAAGCCGGTGATGGACATGGTGCCACCAGTAGCAGTGATCAGGCAGCAATCAAGGATCGGATGGGAGCTGCGATGCGCGATGGCCGGCGCAATGGTGCGTAAGGCGTAATCAAGATCAGATTGACAGGTTGTGAGTTTCATTGTCCGGCGGCACGGGAAAGGCTGGTGATGATGCTTTGGTAATCAGCGGCAAAGCTGTCGACAAGTTCAGCCGGTATCGGCACGCCGTCATCAATGGCGTTGTCGGCAATGGCTGCGGCATACGCCACTGCCTGGGTCATGGCGTCATGCAGTCGGTTGATCACCGGCTGCTGTTTGGCTGGGATGTGAATGAGCGATGACATATGCAACGAGAGTTTCAACATGACGGCGGCTTAGGTCACCACG